ATATTTATAAGGGATTCATTATATTTATAAAAAAGCTGGAAAGTAAAGAATGGCAATTAGTAATCTATTAACAGGAAGGGTAAGGGTAGTTTCACCTAAAAATGTAACATCAGATAGGTATCAGTTTTTGGATTTATCCCAAGCTGAACCAAATTTAGGTGTCCCTAATTTCTCCGCATCACTTTCTGGTTCTCCAGCTATCGTAGTTTCAGATGACCAGGGTAATAGAGGATTTGTAAGAAGTTTAGATTTAGATAGAGCAACTGGAGCATTCACAGGCTCATTTACTGGTTCATTTACTGGTTCTTATTTTGGAGATGGTAGAGATTTATTTAACCTACCAAATGCAACATTTATAGCAAGTGGTTCATCTACTGCATCTTTTGTAGAAGGTGATTTATTAATTAATACAAATGCTAGAGTTCAGGGTGATTTATATGTAGATGATACAATTTATGCCGAAAGTATAATTGTATCTTATATATCATCTTCAATAATTTATTCGTCTGGTTCTAATGTTTTTGGTGATAATTACGATGATACACAACAATTTACTGGTTCTGTATTAGTTAGTTCATCTATTATTGTAAATGATATTACAGCATCTCAATCAATTACTGGTTCATTTACAGGCTCTTTCTTTGGAGATGGTAGAGATTTATTTAATTTACCAGTTGCAACAAAACTAGCAACCGGTTCTGTAACTGCATCTGTAACTCCAGAATTTGGATTTAAAGTTGAATCATTGGAAAGCGGGTCATCGTTTACGGGTTCTCTTTTTGTTAGTGGAAATGTTGAAATTCCATCTGGTAGTGGTTTCTTTAGTGGTAGTGGTGAGGGTTTATTTAACATTCCACTATCAGCACTAAATATAGATTCTTTAGTTGCAACTAAGATTGCAACTGGTTCTGTGACTGCATCGGTAACACCACAAATAGGATTTCAAGTAATATCGGAACAAAGTGGTTCTGAATTTACTGGTTCGATTAATATTAGTGGTAGTTTATTTGTATCACCATTTAGTGGTTCTATACAATTAGCATCTGGTTCGAATTATTATGGTGAAGGACAATATTTAAGAAATATACCTCGTTCGGCATTGACTGAAGATGCATTAATTTCAGCAGAAATAAAATCTGGTTCTGTAACGGCATCCGTATCTCCTAATTTTGGATTTGTAGTTAAATCACCTGATAGTGGTTCTGAATTTACTGGAAGTGTTGATGTTAGTGGTAGTGTAACTGCATTTGCATTTATAGGAGATGGTTCTCAATTAACAAACGTGCAAGCCGCAGCAGCTCCTAGAATTGAATCTGGTTCTGTAACTGCATCTGTTTCCCCTAACTTTGGATTTAAAGTAGAATCAATAGATAGTGGTTCTCAATTTACAGGCTCTATTAATATAAGTGGTTCTGTATTTATTCCATCTGGTAGTGGTTTCTTTAGTGGTAGTGGTAAGGGGTTATTTGATATTCCTTTTACATCATTTACTGGAGATGCGTTTAGAATTGCAAGTGGTAGTGTAACTGCATCTGTAACTCCTGAATTTGGATTCAAAGTAGAATCAATTAGAAGTGGTTCTCAATTTACTGGTTCGGTGAATGTAACTGGTTCTATTTTTATACCAACTGGAAGTGGATTCTTTAGTGGTAGTGGTAAAGGGTTATTTGATATACCTCGTTCGGCACTTACCCCTGATGCATTATTATCAAATTTAATAGCAAGTGGTAGCGTTACTGCTTCTGTAACACCTGATGATGGGTTTAGGGTAAATTCTTTGGAAAGTGGTTCTAAATTTACTGGTTCTCTTTTTGTTAGTGGAAATATTGAAATATTAACAGGTTCTTTTTCTGGTAGTGGTAAAAATTTAAGAGAAATTCCATTGACTGCTATACCTGATTTGGATTTATCAAAGATTGGTAGCGGTTCTGTAACAGCATCTATTAGACCTAATGAAGGATTTAAAGTAAATACATTTTCTACCTTTACGGGTAGTATGATTATATCAGCATCGGCGATATATTTGCCGAGTGAATCAATACAAACTGTATTTAATGTAACCAATAATGGAGTTAGTCAATATGTTTTTACTGGTGCAATTAGTGGTAATAATCCAAGATTAACTTTAGTAAGAGGTATAACATATACATTTAATGTAAACGCACCTGGTCATCCTTTTTGGATTAAAACTTTAGAAACAACTGGAACTGGGGATGCATACAATGATGGTGTAACTAATAATGGTGATGATGTTGGTGTAGTTACGTTTACACCACCAGCTGGTTCTCCTAATATATTATATTATATTTGTCAAAACCACTTCGCAATGAAGGGTATTATTGATATTGTTGATAATATTTTACAAAGAGGTCCTGATGTCATAATTAGTGGTAGTTTATTTGTAAGTGATAGAATTGTAGCAAGAGAAGTAACGGCATCAATTAGTGCATCATATATTCAGGGAGATGGAGCGGGATTATTTAACATTCCTCGTTCAGCGTTTACTGGAGATTCATTTAGAATTGCATCTGGTTCGGTAACTGCTTCTGTTTCACCTGCATTTGGATTTAGGGTAGAATCTACTGGAATTGGTTCTGAATTCAGCGGAAGTATTAATGTGAGTGGTTCTATAACGGCATCGGCTGTAACCGCTGTATCTATGAGTGCATACGATATAAGTGGTTCTTTTGTTGGGGATGGTAGTAGACTTAGAAATATTGTAATACCACCATTGGAAACCACACAAATAGCAAGTGGTTCGGTAACGGCATCGGCAGCACCTAATACAGGACTTATAGTAAAATCACCTGATTTTGGTTCACAATTTACGGGTTCTATTTTTGTAAGTGGTAGTAGAGGTATAGAATTAACATCTGGTTCATCTTATTCTGGTAGTGGTGCTAGATTATTTGATATTCCTAGAACCGCATTAGCACCCGATGCATTAGATACAAATAGAATTCTTTCTGGTTCGGTAACTGCATCCGTTTCACCTACATTTGGATTTAGAGTTGAATCAACTCAAAGGGGTTCTCAATTTAGTGGTTCATTATTTTTGAGTGGTTCAGTATTTTTAAGAACTGGCTCGTTTAGTGGTAGTGGTAGACAATTATTTGATATTCCGGTAGCTGCACTTTCTGATTTAGATACATCAAAAATATTTAGTGGTTCGGTAACTGCATCTGTATCTCCTAATTTTGGATTTGTAGTAACATCAGTAGCAAGTGGTTCAACATTTAGTGGAAGTTTAATTGTTAGTGGAAGTACTAAATTTATAATGGGAGTATCCGCTTCTGTATTTAGTGGTAGTGGTGCTGGATTGACAGATATTCCGTTTTCAGCACTTTCTCAAGAATTATTTAGAATTGCATCTGGGTCAGTAACAGCTTCTGCATTACCAAATAGAGGGTTTGTAGTTGAATCCGCAGTTAGTGGTTCTACATTAACTGGTAGTGTATTTGTAAGTGGTAGTGTAACTATAAATGCTATCAGCGGAGCATTAGTATTAGGTTCTTCATCTGCATATTATGGTGAGGGTACTTATTTAAGAAATATTCCTAGAAACGCTTTAAGTGAAGATGCACTTATATCAACTGAAATTAAAAGTGGTTCTGTAACTGCATCCGTTTCCCCTAATTTTGGATTTGTAGTTAAATCGGCTGAAAGTGGTTCTGAATTTACTGGTTCGATTGATGTAAGTGGAAGTGTCACCGTAAAAAGTGGTTCATTCTTTGTTGGTGATGGTAGATTCCTTAATAATATCACACTAGCTAACTTAGCAATTGATTCTACAAAAATATTTAGTGGAAGTGCAACTGCATCAATTTCACCAACGGAAGGATTTGAAGTAAATACTCACTCTAGATTTGATGGTAGCTTTATTGTATCATCTTCAGCAAGAAATACACCTGAATATGCAATAGATACTATATTTTTAGTAACAAATGATGGTAGTGGTGTTTATAATATAAGTAATGCATTGGTAAGTGGTTCAAACCCAACCTTAACTTTGGTAAGAGGTATTGAATATACATTTAGTATAGATGCAAGTGGACATCCATTCTGGATTAAAACAGCTCCTGGTAGTGGAACTAATAATGCATACAATGATGGTGTAACTAATAATGGTGATGATAGTGGAGTTATTACATTTACACCAACATTAGATGCTCCTAATATTTTGTATTATAATTGTGAGTTGCATTCAGTAATGGGAGGTACTATCAATGTAATTGATGAAATAATAATACCTGCTGAAATTAAATTTATTGGAGATACTAAAATAGAAGGTAACTTAACTGCTTCAATGTATAGTGGAAGTGGTAGAGGTTTATTTGATATTCCAATCGCAGCAATATCTGGTGATACTGTTAGAATTGCAAGTGGTAGTGTAACTGCATCGGTTTCTCCTGATTATGGACTTGTTGTAATTACTCCGTTTACTTCATCATTTGGTGAAGATGGTTCATTTACCGCATCAATTGCTTCACAATTTACTGGTTCTGTATCTATATCTGGTAGTTTATTTGTAAATGATATAAGTGGTGGTTTGTTTATTGAATCATCATCATTCGTTTATGCTGAAGGACAATTTTTAAGAAATATACCTCGTTCGGCACTAACTGAAGATGCTTTAATATCTACTGAAATTAAAAGTGGTAGTGTAACAGCATCAGTAGCACCTGATTATGGATTTAGAGTAATAACTGATTCAACTTCATCAATTGATGAATTGGGTGTATATACTACACAAATTGGTTCTAGATTTACTGGTTCAGTTGATATAAGTGGTAGTTTATTTATAAACGAAGTAAGTGGAGCAATATATCTTCAATCATCTTCAAATTATTATGGTGAAGGTAGGTATTTAAGAAACATACCTCGTTCAGCATTGACTGAAGATGCACTTATTAGTACTGAAATTAAATCAGGTTCAGTAACTGCATCTGTAACACCTGATGAAGGATTTAGAGTAATAACTCCATTCACACAATCGCAAGTTGGTTCTCAATTCACTGGTTCTTCAGAAATTGGTTCTGAATTTACTGGTTCGGTTAGTATTAGTGGGTCTATATCAGCATTTGATGTTACTTCTACTGGATTTTTCTTTGGTGATGGTAGATTCATTACGAACGTTGTAGCAACGGCAGCACCATTTATCGCTAGTGGTTCTGCAACGGCATCGGTAGCAAATGGAGAAGAATTTAGAGTAATAACTGCAGCAACTGGTTCTCAAATCGGTTCTGAATTTACTGGTTCGATTGAAGTTAGTGGTTCATTAAAAGCTGATGATTTAACAGCAAGAGGATTTATATTTGGTGATGGTAGATTTATTACAAATGTACAAGCATCCGCAGCACCTTTAATAGCAAGTGGTTCAGCAACTGCATCGGTAGCAAGTGGTGATACCTTTAGAGTAATAACTGCACCATCGTCTGGTTCATTTAAATCTCAATTCACATCATCGGTAGCAATTAGTGGTTCGGTAACGGCATCATTATTCATAGGTGATGGTGGTGGTTTATTTAATATCCCACCTGATGCGATTGAAAACTTAGAGTTAGCAAAAATTAACTCTGGTTCTGGTATAGCAATTATTGACCCAACTAAATTAGATGTAAACGTACCAATCACAGCAGCACGTTATGATGGTGATGGTAGTGGATTATTTAACATCCCACCCGAAGCGTTAGATGACCTTAAAATTGATAGAATTCAGTCTGGTTCATTTGAAGCTGTAATTTCTCCAAATAGAGGTTTAGAAATTGGAGCTAGAACATTCGTATCTGGTAACTTAAGTGTTAGTGGTGGTTTGTTTGTAACTGGTGGTAACGTAATAATAGCAAGTGGTTCATCATTCGTTGGTGATGGTAGTGGAATAACTAATATCAATATTGCTAACTTAGCATTTGAAACTTCTATATTAAAGAGTGGGTCATTCACAGCATCTATTTCACCTAATAACGGATTTGTAGTAAATACATCAGCAAGTATTTGGGGCGATGTTTATGCTGGGCATGATTTAATAGCCGCTAATAAAGTATTTGCTCCATTAGTTACTGGTTCGTTCTTAGGTACTTATAATTTCCAAGGAGTAGGACCTACTGCATCTGCGGAATATGATATTTTAAGATTTGATGAATCTAGAGGATATTTTGTACCTCAACCTGAAACATCATTAACGGAAACTGTATCATTTAATAGTGTAAGTGATTTAACTATTGTACACAATTTAGGTATAAGATACCCAATGGTACAGGTTTACGCAACTGGTTCTGAAGACCAAGTATTGCCTGGTCAAATTATTTCAATTGATGAAGATACAATACAAATTAAATTTGCTGGATTAACATCTGGACATGTTGTAATTGGTAGTGGTGGTTCTCTGATAAATGGTACATTACCCGGTGATAGAGTATTTGGAGCAGTATTATCTGCATCATACGCTGTAACTGCAGAGTTTGCAAAAACTGTAGCAGGATTTGATTCCGCATCATTAGCATCTTTATCGGCATCACTAAGTGATACGGCTCAATATGTAAGAAATAATCAAACATCATCAATGGCTGTGTTTAGTGCCGTAAGTTCTTCATACGCATTAACCGCATCTTATGTTGAAAACTTAACTGGATTAAATCTAACTGAATATGTAAGAAACGATAGAACATCTTCAATGAGTGTTTTATCAGCATCATTTGCATCAACTGCATCTTACGCATTATTTGCACAAAATGCATCAAATGTAGATACATCAAACTTTGTTCAGAATTCACAAACAGCATCAATGTTGGTTGGAACTGCTTCATTAGCATTCACCGCATCATACGCTCTTTACGCTTTAAATGCGGAAGGGGTAAATACGGCATCGTTCTTGCAGGTAAATAAAGATTCTACAATTAACGCAAATTTAACTATAAGTGGAAGTTTAGGTGTAAGTGGTAGTTTGATATTACAAAACATACCATCTGGTTCATCGGAAGATGTAGTAATTTGGAATAGTGTAACAAAAAGATTAGAAAGAAGAAATATAGTAGCAGCGGTTGGTTCATCTGGAACTACTGGTACTGGTGGTTCATCTGGTTCAAGTGGGTCAAGCGGTTCATCGGGAACTTCTGGTACAAGTGGAAGTGCGGGTTCAAGCGGAAGTAGTGGTTCTTCAGGAACTTCTGGTAGTGATGGTTCTTCTGGTTCAAGTGGTTCAAGCGGAAGTAGTGGTTCATCTGGTTCAAGCGGAAGTAGTGGTTCATCTGGTTCAAGCGGTAGCGGAGGAACATCGGGTTCATCTGGTTCAAGCGGAAGTAGTGGTTCATCTGGCTCATCTGGTTCATCAGGAACTACTGGTTCAAGCGGAAGTAGTGGAAGTAGTGGGACAAGTGGAAGTAGTGGGACAAGCGGAAGTAGTGGAAGTAGCGGTACAAGTGGTACAACTGGTTCTGACGGTACTTCTGGTTCAAGCGGAAGTAGTGGAAGTAGCGGAACGTCTGGAACTTCTGGTACATCGGGTACTTCTGGAACGTCTGGTTCTTCTGGTACATCGGGAACTTCTGGTACAAGTGGTTCAAGCGGTAGTGGTGGTTCATCGGGAACTTCTGGAACTTCTGGTTCTTCTGGTTCTTCTGGAACTTCTGGTTCTTCTGGAACTTCTGGAACTTCTGGTACTAGTGGTAGTGGGGGTACTTCTGGAACTTCTGGTACTAGTGGTAGTGGGGGTTCAAGCGGTAGTGGAGGGTCATCTGGTACATCAGGAACAAGTGGTACAACTGGTACGGCAGGTAGTGGAGGTACATCAGGAACTTCTGGTACTTCTGGTTCATCAGCAACTGCTGGTACTGGGGGTAGTTCTGGTAGTAGCGGTAGTGGTGGTACATCTGGTTCATCAGGAACGTCTGGAACTGGTGGAACATCGGGAACATCAGGAACTTCTGGTACTTCTGGAAGTGATGGTATAAGTGGTACTTCTGGTACAAGCGGAACTTCTGGCACAAGCGGAACTTCTGGTACATCCGGTAGTACGGGTTCTTCTGGAACAAGTGGTACAAGCGGAAGTAGTGGTTCTTCTGGAACAAGTGGTACAAGTGGTGAAGATGGTTCTTCTGGAACTTCTGGAAGTAGCGGTAGTAGTGGTTCTTCTGGTACAACAGGCTCTTCTGGAACAAGTGGTAGTGGTGGTACATCCGGAACTTCTGGTTCTAGTGGTAGTAGTGGGTCATCTGGTACATCTGGTTCTTCTGGTACAACAGGTTCTTCTGGAACAAGTGGTAGTAGTGGTAGCAGTGGAACATCTGGAACTGATGGTACATCTGGCTCATCTGGTTCATCAGGAACTTCTGTACAAGTGGAAGTACAGGTTCTTCTGGAAGTAGTGGAAGTAGCGGTAGTAGTGGAACATCTGGAACTGATGGTACGTCTGGTTCAGCTGGTTCAAGCGGTACATCTGGTTCGTCTGGTACAACGGGTTCATCTGGTACAACAGGTTCCGATGGTACGTCTGGAACAAGCGGAAGTGGTGGTTCTTCTGGAACTTCTGGTTCTGATGGTACTTCTGGCTCATCTGGTACAAGTGGTTCTACTGGAACTGATGGTACAAGTGGAAGTACAGGTTCTTCTGGAAGTAGTGGAACATCTGGAACTTCTGGTTCTGATGGTACAAGTGGAACTACGGGTTCTGCTGGTACAAGCGGCTCTACTGGAACTGATGGTACGTCTGGTACAACTGGTAGTAGTGGTACGTCTGGAATAGATGGGACGAGTGGAACATCTGGTTCAGATGGTACAAGCGGAAGTAGTGGAAGTAGTGGAACTTCAGGAACACAAGGTACATCTGGTTCTGATGGTACTTCTGGTTCAAGCGGAACTTCTGGATTAGATGGAACTTATTTTGGTTCAAGTGGGTCAAGTGGTACATCAGGAACAAGTGGCACATCAGGAACTTCTGGTTCATCTGGTAGTAGCGGTACTTCTGGATTAGATGGAACTTATTTTGGTAGTAGTGGTACGTCTGGTAGTTCTGGAACTACTGGGTCCGCAGGTACAACAGGAACTTCAGGAACTTCTGGTACAAATGGGTCTGCTGGTACATCTGGAACTTCAGGAACTTCTGGATTGGATGGAACTTATTTTGGTAGTAGTGGTACGTCTGGTAGTTCTGGAACTACTGGAACAGCTGGAACGTCTGGTACATCTGGTTCTTCTGGTACAACAGGTACTTCAGGAACTTCTGGTTTAGATGGAACTTATTTTGGTAGTAGCGGTACTTCTGGGTCTGATGGAACGGCTGGAACTTCTGGAAGTTCTGGTTCTACTGGAACGGATGGTACAAGTGGAACTAGTGGTACAAGCGGTTTAGATGGAACATTCTTTGGTTCAAGCGGAAGTAGTGGTTCTTCGGGAACTTCTGGAGCTGGAACATCAGGTTCAAGCGGAACTTCTGGTTCATCGGGAACTTCTGGTTTAGATGGAACTTATTTTGGTTCAAGCGGAAGTAGTGGTTCTTCGGGAACTTCTGGAGCTGGAACATCTGGTTCAAGTGGAAGTACTGGTACGGCTGGTACAACTGGTAGTAGTGGTACATCTGGATTGGATGGTACATTCTTTGGTAGTAATGGTTCTTCTGGTTCAAGTGGAACAACTGGTACTTCTGGTACAAGCGGAAGTTCTGGTTCATCGGGAACTTCTGGTACATCTGGTTTAGATGGTACATTCTTTGGAAGTAGTGGAACTTCAGGTTCTTCTGGAACAAGTGGTATTTCTGGTAGTGATGGTACATCAGGAACTTCTGGAACTTCAGGTTCTTCTGGAACAAGTGGATTTGATGGAACTTACTTTGGTAGTAGTGGTACATCAGGAACTTCTGGTACATCGGGAAGTTCGGGTTCTACGGGTACTGATGGTACAAGTGGTACGTCTGGTGTAAGCGGTACTTCTGGATTTGATGGAACTTATTTTGGAAGTAGTGGTACTTCTGGCACAAGTGGTAGCGATGGTACTTCTGGAACAACGGGTACATCTGGTTCAACTGGAACAAACGGAACTTCGGGAACGTCTGGATTTGATGGCACATTCTTTGGTAGTAGTGGTACTTCTGGTACAAGTGGTGCACAAGGTTCTACTGGTGCAGCTGGAACATCTGGTACGTCTGGAACAACTCCTCCAAACTTTACATCTGGTACAAGTGGTAGTGGTGGTACATCTGGTATAACTGGAACATCTGGTACGTCTGGAACAACTCCTCCAAACTTTACATCAGGAACAGCTGGTACATCGGGAGAAACTGGTACATCGGGAACATCTGGTACAACACCTCCAAACTTTACATCTGGAACTGCTGGTTCGGCTGGTACATCTGGACAAACTGGTACATCTGGTACATCCGGTACAACTCCTCCAAATTTTACTTCTGGTACTTCTGGAACTAATGGATTTGGTTTAACTGGAACTACAAATGATGGATTATTAACATATTCAAATGCTCCTGTTGGCGCGAATGTAGAAACTAATTTAACATTTGATGGTACTACATTGACTATTTCTGGTAATACAACTCAAACTGGTGATATAAATTTAACTGGAAATCTAAGTGTAACTGGTTTATCAACATCAACTGTATTTAGAGAAACCTATTCAGATTTGGGAACTGGAACTGATGCTACACTAAACCTTTTAACAGCAAATAACTTTAGAAGACAATTTAGTGGTACATCAACAATAACTTTCTCAAATCCACCAGCATCTAATGCATTTGGATTTACATTCACAATGGTAAATGCTGGTGGTTATGCGATAACATGGCCTGCTAGTGTAGATTGGGTTAATGGAAGTGCACCAATATTAACATCCATTGGAACTGATGTATTATCATTCTTTACTTTTAATGGTGGTACAACATATTACGGATTTGTAGTTGGAAAAAATATGAGTTAATAATTATAGTTATGAGTATAGCAAGAAAATTAATACCATCGGATTCTGCAGAAGTATTTCCGTTTGTTTTTAAAGTAACAACAACTTCAGTAAATACAGTGTTTACTGTACCTTTAGTTGATTTTGGATTATTAAAACCAAATCTTACAATAAGTTGGGGTGATGGTACATCATCACCATTAATAACATCATCATCATCTACTGATAGAATTCATACATATTCGGCAACAGGTACATATACTATTACTATTAGCGGATTTATGCCAGGATTTTCAGTAAATAATAATTTAAATATTAGAAATCTTATTACTGAATTGGTTCAATGGGGAATTGTTGGATTGAGAACTATAAATTTTTATGGTTGTCAAAATTTAACATCAATACCTGGTAGTGCTTCTCTTGATGGTGTGGGTGGTTATACTGGATTAGCAGAAGTGGTAAACTTTAATTCGGCATTTCAAGCTACTAGATTATCAGCAATACCTTCTGACCTTTTTGATTATTCACCAAATGCAACAACATTTTCAAACACATTTGCATCGATACTAACATTAACAACAGTTCCAAGTGGATTATTTGATAATGTACCAGCTGCAACTACATTTGCATCGTGTTTCTTTGCATGTTCAGCACTTACATCAGTACCATCAACATTATTTGACCAAAATATAAATGTAACTAATTTTTCTGGTACTTTTAGAAATTGCAGAGCATTAACAAATGTATTACAATTTACAAATAATACTAATGCATTGATTTTTAATAACTGCTATAATATGAGTTCTACAACAAACGCATTAACTGGAACAGCTCCTGAATTGTGGTTACGAACTCCAACACCATCTGGAACTGATTGCTTTAACAATTGTATTAATTTAACAAATTTCGCATCAATTCCTGCAAACTTTAAATAATATGTATTTAAGAATTATAGATGAAACAATAACGTATCCATATAGTATTCCTCAATTAAGAGAGGCGTATCCAAATGTAAGTTTACCTGCTGAATTATCCGATGAATCATTAGCTGATTGGGATATGTATGTAGTTACTCCAACTTCAATGCCAAATGATTATACAAAAAATATTACCGAAGGAACTCCTGTTCTAACTGATGGCGTATATTATCAGAATTGGATTCAAACCGATGCTTCTCAAAGTGATATAGATTATAGATTGGAAAATCAATGGTTTATTGTTAGAGAAATTAGAAATGAATTATTGGCAGAATGTGATTGGACTCAATTAAGTGATATTCCAACGGAAACTAAAAATATTTGGAGTAATTATAGACAACAATTGAGAGATGTAACGAATCAATCAAATCCGTTTAATATAGAATGGCCTGTAAAACCTTAAAAGATATGGAAGTTTATATTTATACCTATAACAAAATGTTTAAGGTAAAATGGTAATACACAATCCTATATTTTCTGGTTCTATAATTCAAGATAGAAATAATGCTTTTGCGGATTTAAGTGGGTCGTTTACAGGTTCTTTGACTGGTTCATTTAAAGGAACTATTGATGTACAACAAGCATCATTCGATAATCTTACTATAAATAATAGTTTATTGGTAAGTGGTTCTGTTAAGATGACCGGTTCTATGGATTTGACAGCAGGAGGATATTTGGTGGATGGGGTTAATGTATTGGATTCAGCTATCGCATTTGCAATAGCATTGGGATAAAAAATAAAAAGAAATGGCAAACGCATTTAAAAATAGTATAGCAAGTTCAATTGGAACAACAGGTGTTCCTGTTTACACAACACCGGCAAATACATCAACAACTGTAATTGGTGTTGGTGTAGCTAATGTAAACACAAATAATATTTCAGTTAGTGTAATGGTAAGAGATGTATCTGCCAACAAAGTTGCATACGTTGTTAAGGATGCGTTAATAGTGCCTGGTAGTTCTAATGTGTTAGTTGGTGGTGAGCAAAAGTTAGTTTTGGAAGCCGGAGATTTTCTTTCGGTAACATCATCATTAGCTAATTCAGCAGATGTAATTGTTTCGGTATTGGAGATAACATAAAAGTTTTAATGAATGGAGTATTTAGGAGGTAACCCTAATGGTTTAAATCAACTAAGTTCAAGCTTAGTTGCTTTGTATGTAAGTGGAAGTAGAATAGTAGATTTCTCATCGGCATCATTAAATGTTGTTGGAAAAATTACTGCATCTGGTGTTCAAACATACGAAATAGATTCTTTTGGAAATTTACCATTAGAAGTAAAGTCCAATACTCAAATAACTGGGTCTTTATCAATATCATCATCTATAACTGCATCTTTATTTAGAGGTGATGGTAGTGGATTATTTAATATCAATGCAGATGCAATTGGAGATATTAATCAAATTAAATCTGGTTCGGCAACTGCAAATATTTCACCAAATAGAGGATTGGTAGTTAATGTACCAACTTCAATTAGTGGTGGGTTAGCGGTAAACGGAAATTCAAACATAACTGGTTCAGTTGTAATAAGTCAAAACTTAAATGTGGCTGGAAAAATTACAGCTACTGAATTGCATACAACATTTATTTCATCATCAATAATATATGCTACTGGTTCAAACAAATTCGGTGATAATGTAATTGATAGACAAGAAATTACTGGTTCACTAAATGTAAGTGGTTCTATTTCGGTAACAGGAGATTCTATACCAACTGATAATACAACAAATGAGGTGTTGGTATTGAACATGACTACCGGTAGAATTAGTAGAAGATTTGCAGCAGCAACTTCTGGTACGTCTGGTACGTCTGGAACATCAGGAACATCTGGAACTTCTGGTACAACTGGGTCGGCTGGTACATCAGGAACATCAGGAACTTCTGGAACAAGTGGTACATCGGGAACTTCTGGTAGTGGAGGTACTTCTGGTACTTCTGGTAGTGGCGGTACATCGGGAACTTCTGGTAGTGGTGGTACGTCTGGAACAAGCGGAAGTGGTGGTACTTCTGGTACTTCTGGTACAAGAGGAACTTCTGGAACTTCTGGTACTAGTGGTAGTGGCGGTACGTCTGGTTCAACCGGGTCTTCTGGTACATCGGGAAGCGGAGGTACATCAGGAACTTCTGGGACATCAGGAACTTCTGGAACTACTGGAACGGGTGGTTCTTCTGGTACTTCTGGAACAAGTGGAAGTACTGGTTCATCTGGTTCATCAGGAACTTCTGGAACATCAGGAACTTCTGGGACAAGCGGAAGTACTGGAACAGCTGGTACGTCTGGTTCAGCTGGTTCATCTGGAGTAAGTGGTACTTCTGGATTAACAGGAAGTTCTGGTACTGGTGGTTCTTCGGGAACTTCTGGAACATCAGGAACATCTGGTTCAAATGGTTCATCTGGAAGCGGTGGTACTTCTGGAACTTCTGGTAGTGGTGGTATAAGTGGGGCAGGTGGTTCGGCGGGTACAACTGGTAGTGCTGGTTCTTCTGGAACTTCTGGTACTAGTGGTTCTTCTGGAACTTCTGGCACATCAGGAACTTCTGGAACAAGTGGTATTGGTGGAGCTAGTGGTTCTTCTGGAACGTCAGGAACATCTGGAACTTCTGGTTCTTCTGGAACATCTGGTATAAACGGAACATCTGGAACTAGTGGTTCAACTGGTACGGCTGGTTCAACTGGAACTGGAGGTTCTTCTGGAACTTCTGGTACATCGGGAACTTCTGGTACATCGGGAACTTCTGGTTCATCTGGAACTTCTGGTGCACAGGGTTCTTCTGGTTCTGCTGGAACTTCTGGAACAAGCGGAACTTCTGGAACAAGCGGACAAGCTGGTGGTGTAAAATATAATTTTAGTACATCAACAACTGATTCGGATCCTGGTGCTGGAACTTTAAGATATAACAACACATCAACTGGATTAATATCTCAAATATTCATTGATAATACAGACCAATCTGGTGTAACTCAAACTACATGGTTTGATACATGGGATGATTCTACAACAACTTCAGCTAGAGGATATATCGTATTATCAAGCAGAGATAATGGTACAATAAACAATATATTTGTAGTAACAGGAGCAGTAACATCTGCAGCTGGATATTACAAAATACCTGTTTCTTATGTAAGTGGGGTAATTCCTTCTACAAATGGAGCACAATTAGTAATAGATTTCTCAAGAACAGGTAACACTGGTACTGCTGGTTCTTCTGGAACTTCTGGTACAAGTGGAAGTACGGGTTCTTCTGGAACTACTGGTTCTGCTGGTACAAGCGGAAGTGCTGGTACAAGCGGAAGTGCTGGTACAAGCGGAAGTGCAGGGACTTCTGGTTCTGCTGGTACTAGTGGTAGTGGTGGTTCTTCTGGAACATCTGGAACTAGTGGTAGTGGAGGTACTTCTGGAACATCTGGAACTGGAGGTACTGCTGGTAGTAGTGGTACATCTGGAACTTCTGGTACAAGCGGAAGTGGTGGTACATCGGGAACTTCTGGTACAAGCGGAAGTGGTGGAACAGCTGGAACTTCTGGTACAAGCGGAAGTGGAGGTACTTCTGGTACAAGCGGAAGTGGTGGTACTTCTGGAACAAGCGGAAGTGGTGGTACTTCTGGAACATCGGGTACTTCTGGAACTAGAGGTACTGCTGGTAGTGGAGGTACTTCTGGTACATCGGGTACTTCTGGTACATCGGGTACTTCTGGAACAAGCGGAACAAGCGGTAGTGGTGGAACTTCTGGTAGTGGTGGAACTGCAGGGACTTCTGGAAGTGGGGGAACTTCTGGATTATTAGCATTAACTGGTACAACTAATAATGGTGTAATCACATTAAATGGAACTGCACCAAATGGTACAGTTGAAGCAAATTTAACATTCGATGGTACTACATTAGCAGTAACTGGTAACGCTACAATTAGTGGTGACCTTACTGTAAGTGGTACAACAACATATATTAATACAACAACTTTAAATGTAGGTGATAACATCATCACATTAAATGCAGATATTGGAGCATCAACTGCACCAACTGAAAATGCTGGTATAGAAGTAAAGAGAGGTAACGCATCAACTGTTTCTTTCTATTGGAATGAATCAACTGATAGATGGTATGCCGATAATACATTACAAGTAAATGGTAACGTTGTTCTTAGTGGTACAATTGATACGGGACAAGGCGCTACTGAAGTTTATTTAATGAATCAGAATCTTCGTACAACTGATAACGTAACGTTCAATCAGGTAACGGCGGGTTCTTTTTTAGGAAATGCAACATCAGCAACAACGGCAACTTATATAAACGTTCAAGATACAAGAGCAGCAGCTAGTACACCACAAACTCAAAACGCTAATCAGGGTGTGAGATTTGATTTCAAACAAAACTCAACAAATGGTTTAAGTGATGGTGGTACTTACAATGGTGTAATGTATTTTAGAAAATATGGAGGTTCAAGTGACTGGAGTGGTGGTGGTGCAAATGAATTAGGATTTACCGATAATGGTAATATGTGGTTAAGATATGGTAGTGGAACTTCTTGGGGAGCTTGGAAGCGTATAATGGATACAACATCGTACGCATTTGCAGCTAATATGGACCAAAACGTTCGTACAACCGATTCACCTGTTTTTGCTTCAATAAATACTGGACCCGGTGTTACCGATGTTCATCTAATGAATCAAAACATTCGTACAACAGACAATGTAACTTTTGCTAATATAACTGGTAATAACTTCATTCTTCCACAAAACCCTGTTGGTACAACGTATGGTAATGGTGTATCAACTACTCCACCATATATGTTCTCACAAACTGTTGGTGATAACGATGGTTGGAGATTATATGGTGAAACATCGGCAACCAATGCAGTTAGAATGGTTTTTGAATTGGTAGATGATTTGGAAACAGCATTTACAGACCAATGGGCATTTAGAAATAAATTAACATATGGTGGATATACGGCAAGAAATGAATTCCAAATTTCTGGAGATGGTGATGCGCAAGCTCGTACATCCTTAAGGGCACCAATATTTAGAGATTCGGATGACACCGCATTTTATGTAAATCCAAGAAGTGATTCTAGAATGAGTGGACTTCGTTTGGATGGTATTGATAACCAAGCGTCTGGAACTGATGCAATTCTTTGGATTAACAAACCAAACAATAATGACTGGGCAATGATTGTTACCGGTGATTTGGAGTATGGTATTGATATGAGGATGGCAAGTGGTCACTCATATGCATATAGAGCATTAAAAGCTGGGTCTGAGTATTATAGAGTTGGTACTGATATGGTATATCATGACTCTAGTATGAGAGCGCCTCTATTTATTGATTCAACTGATACAACATACAGAATTGATGGTAATGACCTTTCAACTCTTTATAGATTAAGAGTAGGTGGTGCAATATCTACAAACACTTCAAATGGCGCCAATATATTTGGTATGAAATCTGAAGGTGGTAAGTATATTACTCATAACGCATTCGGACAAGATGGTGGATATAATTGGTCATCTACAACTTATGTAACATCAAATAGTAATTCCGCAGCAGGTAATACAACATTTAGAGGACCTGGTTCTTGGGAAGGGCATATCGAAGCTGGATATATTACAATTGATGCAACAAAAACTTATAAAATATCAGCATGGATTAGAACTGTAAGTGGTAATCCATATTGTTTCTTATCATATAGACAATTTTATTGGGATTATTCAAATCCTGGTAATGGTGGTTGGGGTAATCCTTACTATTGGACTGGTGTACCACCAACATCTTGGACAGAATATACAATGACAATTGGTCCAGCTGGGTCTGGGGCAAGTTATACCCACATGAGTGGTGTTAAATTTGCTCAAGTAGGTTGGTTGCACAATTATTTGTATAGTGGATATAGTGGGCAGGCTGAAATTCAAGGTTTTAGAATTGAAGAAGTTGATAATACATTAGCAAACAATACAACTGTATTGGGTGATTTATACGCTAGTAGATTTATTGATAATAATGATGGTAGTTTCTTAGCTGACCCTACCGGTACTTCTAGATTTGTAAACTTAACTCTAACAGGTCAATTAAACATTCCTAATAATGCATTAATTAATGTTAATAATGAACCTGATGTTTGGGGAGCAAGATTTAGAACTACAACATCTACATCAAATTTAGGTTCTGCATTAAAAAATATTATTTGGACTGGTGGTGGTACATCTGAAGGATTTGCTATAAGTGGAGTTGGTACTGGTGGTTATGCACTTGAAGTTAGAAACGATGGTATCGCTTGGGCTAGAAGTAGCTTCAGAGCACCAGAGCATTTTGGTGACCGATTTTATGATACTGGTGGAACATTCTTATTTAGAGTTGGAGCAAACAGTGGAAATACAAGACATATCAACTTGTCAAATAGTACATCGGACCCATCTGATGTAGGTTCATCAACGGGTATTACATCTGGACAAAGAGGTGATGGACAACCATACTATATGTTCTATGTAAAATCTCCATATAATAACGGAAATTCTACACACACTAGAATGGTTGTGGGATGGCATACTGGTGTTGAAATAGGAGGTAACCCAGCGTATGGTGGTACTAGATTTATGAGTGATTCTCCTGGTGTAAGTACCAATGAGATAATGAGTATAGGTAGAGGTGACCAAAACGTAAGAATCACAAATACTTTATTTGCACCATATTTTGCTGATAGAGATAATACTGGATATTATTTGGATTTAGCTACTGTTGGTACATCAATCAATATGGCTGGTTCTCTAAACGCAGCAACTTATTATAGACCGGCTATTTTAGTTAATGCGTCTGGAACATCATCTTCTGGTGGTGCATTAGGTATGCAGCAAGTAACCGGTGAAGGTTGGACAGGTATATTCGTAGATTATGAACCATACACTGGATGGGGATTATGGCATGATAATCCTAATAATATGTTTGCGTTCACATCTGAAAGTTCAACTGGACAAATTCGTTCATTCACTGTTCCATCTCGTCAAAGTGGTAACCGAACTGCTTATGAGAAATTTAGAGTTGACCAAAATAATGGTGATGTAATTGTTGGTAGAGATGGATATGCTCAATCATCATTTAGAGCACCAATATTCTATGATTCCGCTGATACCACATACTATGTTGACCTTAATAGTAGTGCATATTTAAGAGGTCCTGTTAATACCGCAGGTGGGCATAGTACTTCATTATTTAGAGTAATAGCTAGGGCAAGTGAAATGGGAACGGGTCAACAATCTCAACTTCAAATGTGGGTATCTGAACCTGGAAACACTTGGAATGATGGCGGATTTGGATTCAATGTTGACAACTCATATCATGATGGTTCGGCTGCATACCATTTTAGTAGACCTAATACAAACTATGGGCAGGCTTATATGAGATTTACCACAGCCGGTCATACATATTTTTATAACACAAATACTAGTGGTGGTAGGAGTACAAATATGGAAATGTACTCAAGTGGATATGTTTATGTAAATAACTATCTACAAGGTGGTAACTCATTAAGAGCACCTATATTTTATGATAGCGATAATACTGGATATTATGTAAATCCAGCTGGAACAACTCAATTAAGTTATGTATTAGCAAACGATTGGTTTAGAGCGCAAGGTGGTACTGGTTTATATACACAAGACTATGGTTCACACTGGAGAACATCACTTCAATCATCTTATGGTACTTGGGAAACTTATGGATATGCTAGAAATGGTTGGGCTGGTATCAATATTATAGACCCATCTGGATATTGGAATCACTATATGCATGAAAGTGGTAATGGTGGTTTGTATCAACAAAACGGAAATGGTTGGGTATGGTATTATAGTAGAGGAAATGATTGTTTAGGAATTGGGGACTCTTCAACTGTAGGTGGATATGCAGCAAGAATAAATAACTCATTGTATGTAAACTCAACTTTGTATACTGGTGGTCCTGTTTATGGTACTATTTTCTATGATTCAAATGATAGTGGATACTACTTAGACCCTAATGGTGTTGACAACCAAGGTTTAAGAATGAGAGGTGGTACACTTCACGGACCTAACTGGAGTTGGGGTAAATATTTAAGAGTTGGTACTAATGGTAGAATTGATGGAAATCCATCTGTTGTAACTACAAATGGTAACTTACACTTAGATTGTGAAAACGGATATGAAACATATATCAATCACTATTCTGGAAATAGAACATATACTTACGAATTAAGAAGTACATTTATATACGATTACAATAATACTGGATATTATTGGAATGGTGATGGCACATCCAGAATGCTTACTATTGATGTAAACAATGCGTATTTGGGATTTTTTGAACCTTGGGGAGTTGGTGGTAACTCGGGACAGGGAACTCGTGCGTATTCTATCTTCCAAGAAGGTGGAGGGTGGGGTTATCCTTATCCTGATTTAAGAATTGCATATCACACAGGTATTAAATTAGGTGCAAACGGACCATCATACGAAGGTGTTAGACTATACTCGGATTATGATATGAGTGGTATTCTAATTCAATTGAGTGGACCTTCAAACTATTCATTCTGGCACACATGGCAGAGATTGGAAGGATACCATGGTATTTATTCTGGATTAAACTCTGCACACTTCTATCCAAATAATTCAACTTATGGTACATGGAGAGTTGATGGTACTAGAAGCGGATATGGTGGTATATTATTTGATGTAGGAAACACACCTGTATTGATGTTTGATGGTGGTGGTAATGGTGGTATCTATTATCAATCTGGTAGATGGATGTTCTATCATTATTTCCCATACAATTGTGTGGGTGTAAATACATCATCAACATCACCTTCGTATGGTATGTATGTTTACAGAGGTATTTACGCTACTGAAAATATTGTGGCATACTCTGATAGACGTGCAAAAGAAAACATTGTAACTATTGATTCAGCATTGGATAAACTACTTCAAATGAGAGGTGTTTATTATAATAGAATAGCAGATGAAAATAAAGTAAGACAAATTGGTGTAATTGCTCAAGAGGTTAATGAGGTTATTCCTGAAGCTGTAACATATTGTGATGTTAATGATGAATATGGTGTTTCTTATGGTAATTTAGCAGGTTTATTTATTGAATCTATAAAAGACCAACAACAAATTATTGATAAGCAAGCTGAAGAAATAAATTTATTAAAAGATGAATTACAAAAAATTAAAGATTTAATACTTAATATTAAAGGATAATAATATGGCACTAATAAAAGATTATGAATTAGCAGGAACGGGACTTATTGTACCAAATGCATATCATGTAGTTACGAATGTATCAATTGAAAAAAGAACAGCGGATTTACCACCTCCACCTGATACATCTAGAGCAGATGGATTAACAGTTAGAGATGATTCACCCGGTACTGAAGTTTATTGGGCAGCTGGATATGTAGCTACTATATCTGTTACTGTTTGGAAAGATAAAGCAGCAAGAGATTCTGATGCTAGACCGATTGGATTTGTTGGTGTAAATGCGGGAGATAACAAATATGGTATTAATATAGGTACACAAGGTATGGACCATTATTGTAGATTTATGTTAGAAGTTCCATCTGAATTAAATCATATTGAGCAAGCATATAGGCATTTATTAACTACTGATTATTATAGCGGTTCTTTGGAAGATTAAAATAAAAAAAGTAAATATTTATTAAAAATAAAATATTATGGGATATACATACGACTGGAAATTAACAGGTATAAGAAAACAAAATACAGATACATTAGATAATGTAATTGTGAATACATATTGGAGATTAACAGGTGTTGATGAGACAGGACATTCTGGTAGTTTTACTGGAGCAACTCCGCTGAGTTTGGATTCTGTTGATACAGCATCATTTACCACATACGAAGAACTTAGTGAAAATCAAGTTTTAGGATGGGTAAAAGATATTGTTAGTGGGTCTGGTCCATCTAATTATTGGAGTCATATTCAATCTCAAATAGAGAAAGATATTAATGTACACAAATATAATAGAGTAATGGTAATGGAAAATGATTTACCTTGGGCAGAAACTTCTGGTAGTAATTCATACGGAGTAAATCCATTACCAGTATAATAAAATACCTAAATTTTCAACTTTATAAATATCCAAAGCATTATATTATGTTTTGGATATTTTTGTTATATTTATATGTGTATTTCATAACTAGCAAATACAAACTTAAAATACAAATTGTAGAAATAAAATGGCAGAAAGAATCGTATCACCTGGCGTATTCACAAGAGAAAATGACCTTTCCTTCTTAGCGCAAGGAATTGGTGAAATTGGAGCAGCATTTATAGGACCTTTTAAGCAAGGACCTGCATTTGTTCCAACTATTGTTAGAACGCAATCAGAGTTTGAAGAAATCTTCGGAACTCCTGATGGAACTTATTATACTGAACACGCAGTTCAAAACTATTTAAGAGAAGCTGGAACAGCAACAATCGTAAGGGTTGGTGGTATTGGTGGTTACACCCAAGCTGCACCTTTTGGTATTTTTGCATCTGGTTCATCTAACCAAAGTTTAGGTACTAAACTGATTGGAGTACTATACTCAACTCAAGTTGGAGATGAAGGTGTTGGATTTGCATCATCTACAATAACTAGCAACGATGCAGTTGATGGTTCATTTGTTATTAATGACCTAACTACTGGTGTTGATGTATCTGCATCGATTCTACCAACAGCTACTAATGATTTAGCAGATGTATTTGGAGAATCTCCGTTTGGAGCAAAAGCTGGTTATGCATACACTTACTTTGAAAACATTGCAGCTTTATATACTGGTTCTTTAGGAAACAACATTGTAGTATCTACTAATGCATTACCATCTCAAGTATATGGTGATGTTAAAACTGCAAAAACTCCGTATGTTAAATCTCAATTAATTAGTGGTGAAAGATATGACCTTTTCCGTTTTGTAACTTTAGGGCATGGTACATTATATAATACTAAATTTAAAATTGGTATCTCTAATGTAAAAGCAGCTGGTGAAGATGGTTCAACTGATTATGCAACATTTACTGTAACAGTTCGTTCATTCGCTGATACTGATAAGAGAAAGAGTGTTATTGAGACATTTAACAATGTAAACTTAGACCCTGCTTCTCCTAACTATATTGCTAAGAGAATTGGTGATAGATGGAATGAAATTGCAGCCGATGGTAAAATAACTGAAAATGGCGATTATACAAACAGATCAAAATTTGTAAGAGTTGAAATGGCTCAAAATAGTGTTGGAAATCCAATTTCAGCAGCACCATTTGGACATGGAGCATATACAAACCCAATTACTGCAACAGATGATACAGAAGCACAACAAATACCAGCAGTAGTTTATCAAACTGGTTCATTGGGTAATACATCATCATCTCCATTATACTTTAGTGGATTTGATTTTGAAACAATTGGCGTAGCAGGTGATAATAGAGAATATTTAAAACCAATTCCTGAAAGTGCACAAATTGGAGCAAACCAAGTATTTGCGTTTGATTCTAATGGTGGATTAAGTGTAGGAGCTTTATCTGGTTCTACATCAAGTGATATGGTTAAAAGACAATTCGTTCTTGGATTCCAAGAAGGTTTTGATGGATTAAACCCAACGGTAAAGGCTAACTTAGGTTTAGATATAGAAGCAGCAAACACACAAGGTTTTAACTGCGCAAATGCAGGAACAACAGGTACACAGGCATATACTAAAGCAATTAACGCTATATCAAACGCAGATGAATATGATATTAACTTAGTTGTAACTCCTGGTATCATCCGTTCTTTACACCCAACTATCACCAATAGAGTAATTGATATGGTTGAGGATAGACAAGATTGTTTCTATATCGCTGATTTTGTTGAAGCAGATGCATCTATAACTGAAGTAACTGAAAAAGCAAATGAAGTGGATTCTAACTATGTAGCAACTTACTACCCTTGGCTTAAGACAGTAGATGCTAATACAAACAAATTAATATCAGTTCCACCATCAGTATTGATGCCGGCTGTATTCGCTTCTAACGATAGATTAGCAGCTGAATGGTTCGCACCTGCTGGTTTAAATAGAGGTGGTATCATTGGAGCAGTTAGTGTATTGAATAGATTAACACACTCTGAAAGAGATACTTTATATGAGAACAAAGTAAACCCAATTGCAGCATTCCCTGGACAAGGTATTGTAGCATTCGGACAGAAGACATTACAAGATAAGGCTTCAGCATTAGATAGAATCAACGTAAGAAGATTACTTATCACTGTTAAGAAGTTCATAGCTTCAACATCTCGTTTCTTAGTGTTCGAACAAAACACAGCAACAACTCGTTCAAGATTCTTAAATACTGTAAACCCTTACTTAGAAGCAATTCAACAAAGACAAGGACTTTACGCATTTAGAGTTGTAATGGATGAATCTAACAACACACCTGATGTTATCGATAGAAACATTATGGCTGGACAGATTTTCTTACAACCGGCTAAGACAGCTGAATTCATCGTAATTGACTTCAACATCTTACCAACTGGAGCAAGTTTTAACGCTTAATACGAATTTAAGGTAACTTGATATTTATTAATATAAAATAAAAGGATAATAAAATGGCAGAAATACTAGAGTTTGATAAGATGTTCTATACGAACTTCGAACCTAAGATGAAAAATAGATATGTGATGGAAATCGATGGAATTCCTTCATATATGGTTAAAGCGGCAGCTAGACCTTCAATTAACTTTGAACCAATTGTGTTAGACCACATTAACATTAAAAGAAAGTTACAAGGTAAGGGTGAGTGGCAAGATATAACTGTAACACTTTATGACCCAATTGTTCCTTCTGGAGCACAAGCGGTAATGGAGTGGGTACGTTTAGGACACGAATCAATTACTGGTAGACGTGGATACGCAGATTTCTATAAAAAAGATATTGATTTCTATATGCTAGGTCCTGTTGGTGATAAAATCGAACAATGGAAGTTGAAAGGTGCATTTATTGTATCTGCAAACTTTGGTGATGTTTCATTTGATTCAAATGAAGTAGCAACTATTGAATTATCATTAGCTTACGATTACGCTATACTTGAATTCTAAAATATTCCTTACGGAAGCTACCGAAGGACAACCCTCATCAGAAATGGTGGGGGTTTTTTTATTTCCAATTTTTTTATTTTTATGTATTTATATATACAAACTTAAAAAAGATATAAAGTTATGGCAGAAGTTAATATTGCAAAAGAAACCCCTATACAGGGTGAAAGGAATAAATTTGATTTTCCTACGGAAGTAATTGAATTACCATCAAAAGGATTAGTATATCCAGAAGGACATCCTCTTAGAAAAGGTACTTGTGAGTTAAAGTATATGACAGCAAGAGAAGAAGATATTCTTGCAAACACAAACCTAATTAAGAAAGGTATTGTATTGGATAAATTATTTGAATCAGTAGTTGTTGAATCTGGTGTTAATCCAAATGATATTTTAATTGGTGATAAAAACGCTATTTTAATGGCAACTCGTATTTTAGGATATGGCGCCGATTATAAAATAGAAATAACAGACCCATTTAGTGGACAAAAACAAGAAGTAGTTATTGATTTAGGTAAAGTACAAACTAAAGATTTTGATGAATCCATTTTGAATTCAACAAATAGATATACTTTTAAGTTACCAACAATGGGTACTGAACTTGTTTTTAAATTACTAACACATGGTGATGAACAAGAAATAACTAGAGAAGTACAAGCTTTAGAAAAATTAAATAAGAATTCAGGCGCTTCATTTGATGTAACAACTCGTTTAAAATATATGATTGTTTCGGTTAATGGTAATGAAGATAGAGGATTTGTAAACAAATGGATAACTAACTCATTTTTAGCAAAAGATACTAAATCATTTAGAGCTTATGTTAAACAACTTTCACCTGATTTGGATATGAAATTCCAATTTGTATCAGATGCTACTGGCGAGACGGAGGCGCTGGACATACCATTTGGGATTAACTTTTTTTACCCTTCCAACTGATTATAAAACGATTCTTCATTCTCAAATTTGGGAAATGGTTCAATTCGGTAATGGATTTACTTGGTCAGAAGTTTATTACATGCCAACGTATCTTCGTAAATTTTATTTTAATAAATTAATAGAACTAAAGAAAAAAGAAGCAGAAGAACATAAAAAAGCTCAAGCAAAAATGAAATCATCTAAGGTGAGGATACGATAATATCCTCACTTTTTTATTTGCCGATATTTATAGAATATAAACACGCCGAATATGAAAAATAACAAACAAATTAAAAAAGAAGGTATATTCAGTTTAGCTGATAGATTTGTATCTAATTTCTTTAATGGGTTAAGTACTGGTGCAGCAAACACTATTATAAAAAAAGCTGAAAAAGCTGGAATCCCACCTCATTTGGTGAATGATATGAAAGAAATTGAAAAAATGACTAGAGAATTTGAAGAAAAAATAAAAAAACTAAAATAAGTTTAATTTTAGAAAATTATTGAATAAATGGCAGATAAGAAAGAAGAATCAACTCCAAAGAAACCCGAAAAGGCAAAACCAATCGGAGAGAAGGTAAGTATTAAGAATATTGAAGAATTAAGAGCAGCCAGAGAGAAGTATAATAAACTTCTTGAAAAGGGTACTGAACTTACCGAACAAGAGGTTGCCGATATGCGAGAGTTGGGTAAGGCTATTAGTATAACTGAAAAGGCACAAAAGAAAAAAAATGCTGAGCAGGAAAGGTCACGCAATATAGCAAGAGAAACAAAGAAAGAATTTGGTAGTATTCTTACTGGTATTGAATCAATAAGTAAAGTTTATTCAGGTTTAACAAGTGAACAAACACGAGCATTAACGGTTTCAAAACAAAGTCTTACAACACTTTTAGATTCAGGAAAGGTAACCGCTGAACAAGCGGAATATATGCAAGAAAGAGTATCTGATGTTGGTAAAATGGCAACTTTACAACAACAATTAGCAGAAACAGGACCTGAAGATGTAGAACGCCAAAAAGCAATATCTGAGGAGTATAAAGCTCAAAAGAAGGAAATTTTAGCTAAATTAGAAGCCGATTTTGATTCCGGCCTTATAACCAAAGAGCAATTTGTGGCGATGGGTAAGATGGTTAATGAGATGGATAAGGGATATAGTATAGCCACAAAATTATCAACTGTAAGTAAGGAACAAAAAGAAATAGTAGAAGGGCAAATAGCAGCATACGAAGGTATAAAGAAAACTTTAAAAGGTATAATTGCTACTGCACAATTATTTGCTAGTGGACCAGCTGGAATGCTTAGAATGACATTGGTGGGAGCTGGAGTAGCTATGACAAAACTAGGAAAAACAACCAGAGAGATGGGTGGTTTCTTAGGAGGTGCAACTGTATCTGCTACTGCATTAGGAACTGTATTTGATTCCGCTAATGATGTTGCTAAAGGATTATCCGAAGAAATGGGTGGTTTGAATGATGTAACATTCCAGAACCAATTGAATACAAACCTTATGGCCACTAATATGGGTATAAGTGGAACTGAGGCCGCAAAATTAACTGGTAACCTTGCTCGTTTAAATGGTAATAGTATTGAAACTGCACAAAACTTAGCAAATGGAGCTAAGGAAATGGCAAAAACAGCTGGAGTAGTACCAGCAGCTGTAATGGCTGATATGGCCGCATCTGCTGAAGAATTTGCATTATTTGGTAAAGATGGAGGAAAGAATATGCAACAAGCTGCAGTTCAAGCCGCTAAGATGGGTGTTAGTTTAAAAACCATGAGCGGAGTTGCTGATAACCTTTTAGATTTTGAAAATTCTATTAATAGTGAACTGGAATTGGGTGCAATGCTTGGTAAAAATATTAATTTAGATAGAGCAAGAGCATTAGCATACGAAGGGGATATTGCAGGAGCTACTCAAGAGACATTAGATGCATTAGGCGGTGTTGATGCGTTTAATAAAATGGATTATTTCCAAAAGAAAAAAACAGCCGAATTATTAGGTACTTCCGTTGAAGAATTACAAAAAATGGTTACCCAACAGGAAGAAGCAGCAACAATAGGTGGGCAGATAAATGGAGCATTCAATTCGATGACGGAAGGATTAACTGCAATAACAACAGGTCCTTTGGGTGGGTTTGTAAGTGGATTAAGTGGTGCAATCGGACAAACATCAGAAATAGCAGGTAACTTTAAAACAGCTGGTGATTTTGCAAAAGATACTTTTGGTAAAGCAAAAGATTTTTTTGGAGGAAAAAAACCTGGTGCACCTGATTTACCATCAAATCCCACAGAATCCATAACAGATTCAGTTACACAATCTGATGATGCTGGTGGTAAAGTATCTGGTCCGGGAGAAAAAGCTGGAGATGGTTTAAAAAGTTTAGCAGAAGGTTTGGAAGCAATGGGTACTACAAAAGTATTATTTGGTGCATTGAACTTAATACCAACTGCATTGGGTTTACTTCTTATGGTAGTTGGTATCCCATCACTTTTGGGTATTGGTGCATTTGGTACTAATGCTGGAATTGCATTATTATATCTTGCTGAAGGTTTGGAAGCAATGGGTACTACAAAAGTATTATTTGGTGCATTAACCTTAATACCAACTGCATTAGGATTTGCTTTAATGACATTGGGTGTAATTGGATTGGCTGGTGTTGCACTTTTAGGAGCACCAGCTGGGGCAGGATTGATAGCATTAGGAGCAGGATTAGCATCATTTGGTGCAACTGCCGGAACTGTGGGTTGGTTGGGAGTTGCCGTAATTTTGGCATTAGGGGCCGCTTTTACATTATTTGCGTTTGGATTGAGTTTATTAGCACCATTAGTTGAATCAATTGGAAATGCAATTGGTAGTGTGGTAGAATCAATAGCAGCCGGTATTGTTATGATTGTTGGAAGTATAAGTGATTTATTGGTTAATGTATTACCATTACTCAATTTAGAAGCAGCAGCCGGAATCTTAGCAATGGCCGCTTCATTTACTGTATTAGCAGGTTCATTGGCATTGTTAAGTACTATGGGATTGGCAGCCATTCCTGTATTATTAGCAGTAGGTGCAGTAGGTGCTATTGGGGCTAGTTTATTTGGAGGTGGTGAGGGTGAAGGTGGAGCCGAAGGAGCCGAAGGCGGTGGTGATAGAACCGGTGAGTTAATTGATGAAATAAAAGGATTACGAGCAGACTTAATAGCTGGTAAAATAGCCGTAAATATAGATGGTCAAAAAGTTACTTCTAATATAGGGAAGGTAGTTGCTAGAAATAGTTCGAATTCATACGCTAAAGTATAACGATGGGAAAAGCATTAATAGATTTATTTAAAACAAAACAATTAGTAGATGGTCAAACAGCTGCTGAAAAGTACGAAATTCGTAATAGTAAAGATATAGAATTACGTTCATCTACTGGTGCTATGAATTTGCCATTTAAAGGGGCCCAAATACTAAGAAGAAATTTATCATCAAGAACAAAAGAAACAAGAATTGAAGAAGAAGTAACTGGGTTAAGAATTATATCTAAGTTAGCAGGACCTATTATATATGGTACTGATATTTTTAAATTAAGTACACAAAAAACCGAAATGGTTTCTGTAATGAAAGATTCGGTTAATCCAAACAATTCATCAGATAGTGGTCTTTTAGGAAACGCATTTGAAAAAGGAAAAGAAAAAGGATTAGAATTATTAAATAAAATAGGTGTACAACTTCCACAAAAACTAATACCAACCCGTATATTTTTAAATAAAGAATTTAAAGCAGGTAAAGAACCGGATACTATGGTTACACTTGCTAAAATTAAAGGAGATGGTGCTGGTAATTTAGCTGGAAAGTTTTTAGCTCAAAATGCAAAAGGAACTCCAAAACAAATAGGTAACCAAATATTAGGTGGTGGTATTAATTTACTAAAAGGTGAAGTTAAGAAAAAACTATTTGGAGCACCAAAGCAAGGTGCACAAAACCTTGCGAAAAAAGGTGAAAATGATGTTCAATATGATAGCACGGCGAGATATTCAGATACGATTAATCCAATTGATGAGGATTATTTCAAAAGAAATGACCTTTCATCTATATTAGTTGCACAAGGTACAAAAGAAAATGCTGACCCAGCTGTTAAAAAAAGAGTAGATGAATTAGTTCCTAAAGGAAAATCTATAACTACTTCAAAAAATCCATTTGCTAAGTTAGGTGAAAAAATTGGTGATATTAAAAAAGAAAGTGAACAAAAATTATCGCAAGCAAAAAAAGTAGGACAACAACAATTATCAGCTGGTAAAAAAGTTGGTGATACTAAAGATGGCGGGTCATCAACTGGAGCAGATTCAATAATTAGATATTCCGATACTGTTGATGAAACACAGGATGATGCAAAGTTAAGAAATGACCTTTCCACTATACTTCTATCAAAAGTACAAAAAGAAACTCAAAATCCTGATAATAAAAAGCAAATTGATGCAATAAAAGGTAATGTAGGCGCTTTAAATGTAAAACAAAACCCATTTGCAAAATCCGCCGATAAAGTTAAATCGGCAGATACTGAAACAAAACCCGGATTAGAATCTGGTAGAAAATTAGGGCAACAATCTATTGCAGCTGGTAAAAAAATTGGTGAGACAGCGGATACTGCTGGGGGTAAAATTGTATATTCTAATACTGTAGATGAAACACAAGATGATGTAAAATTAAGAAATGATTTATCAACAAAATTACAAGCATTAGTACAAGCAAGCAGTGCGGTTACTTCGACCGGTGGTACTATTTCTGGATTGTCCAGGTCCGATGTGACAAAAAATATGTATTCAACGGAGAAAAATAGTAAAACCGGTAAAAAGGCAGTATCTTTAAAAACAAAATATGGCATAGATAGTTCAGATAAGTTGGATTTCTTAAATGAAAAAACAGTATACACATCTGACCCTCTCCAATTAAGAGATGGTACACTATTAGATGACCATGATTTTATAATTCTTAAATTCAAATCAATTCATACAGGAGAGGTTGTAAGTTTTAGAGCAACTGTAAGTGGTATATCGGAAACAATATCACCATCATGGGATAGTGCAAAGTTTATAGGTTCTCCTTTTAATTATTACACATATTCAAGTATAGAAAGAAGTGTAAGTTTTAATTTTAAAGTATATTCAACAACACCTACACAACACATAGCATGTTGGCAACGATTAAACTTTTTAACTGGATTAACATACCCACAGGGTTACTCCGGTCCATACGCAGTTCCTCCATTTGTAGAATTCACATTGGGTAGTTTATATAAACGTAGAGCTACTTATATTGAATCTCTATCATACGCTGTAGATGATAATGGTGGTTGGGAAATTGGTTCTATTGGAGTATCCGAAAAGGTAAAGGTTAATGGTAAAGATGTTTCGATGAAAGATTACAAATTACCAATGGTTGTAGATGTTTCCATTACTTTAAAAATATTGGAAGCAAAAGGTACAACCGATGCTAAAAAGTTTTATGGATTTTCTAGATTGGGGGCAAATAATTCAGTTCCACCAATGAATGATAAACCAACTACATCAACTAACGCACAAAAAGCAGGCGATTCTAACATATCAGCAGATTCAACCAAAGTTGAATCATCCGAAACTCTTAAACAAGGTAATTTAAAAACTTTAAATAATAAAGAAGCTAATAAAGAAACGGACGGAAATAAATCCGCAATCTCTAGTTTTACGAAGAAAGATACAGGACCTCAATTTGATGCCTTTGGTAATATAACTAACGAAGGTAAATTTTCTAGAAAGTTTGTAAGCGGTCCTCAATTTGATGCCTTTGGTAATATAACTAACGAAGGGCAATTTTAAATATATAACTTATGAGCAGATATAGAAATAATCCTACTAAAAAAACTTTTGATGGCAGAGAAGTATATAGAACAAGAATATACCCAAATATTCCATTAAAGGATACGGATGTTTATGTAATGACCGAAACTGGTGACAGACTGGATACATTGGCATTTCAATATTACGAAGATTCATCATTGTGGTGGATAATCGCTGCGGCGAATAATATACATGATGCACCAATGGGATTGCAAGATGGTACTATATTAAGAATACCATTAAACTACATTCAAATAAACAGTAATTTTATAAAATAATTTATGTCAAGTTTTCCTAATTTATCAAATTTAGCGGGGTATGTAAAAAAGGCATTAGATAACAGAATTGGTAATATTCAAAACATATCGCAATTAAATGCTTGGGTTAGAGTATCCTCTGGTGTTGGCGGAGGGCTTATGTTGTTGTCTAATCCTAATTTTGGATTATTTAAAGCAGCTGGTGAAAATGGGTCTATATACGGAAATGGTACATCCAGTGGTACATTAGGAACTACCTGGGGAGGGGGCCCAGTTTATGCGGAAACAAATGATTCTGGATTTAGGCCTAAACCAAATATTACATCTATTGAAATAGATGAAGGGGCTGGTACGTTAAGTAGAAAAGCATCGTTCACTATAACATGCTACACCAAAGGACAATTAGATACTTTGTGTGAATATTTTTTAGAACCTGGATATTCTATTTTTTTGGAATGGGGTTGGAATGTACCTGAATCGTTAAATTCATATAGTCCCACATTAGGTGCTGGTACAGTAGCAAATTTTCAAAGTTTTAAAAATGTAAATGCTGCAAGGGCAAACTCAAATGGTACTTATGATAACTATTTAGGATTTATAACTGGAGGTGGTATTTCATCTACCGCAGATACTTATGAGATAAGTGTTAAGTGTACGGGATTTACCGAATTACCTGCTTATTTTATGGGAGCCGATAATTCAGAAGATTCAGAAAATGACGAAAAAATAACAGAACCGGAATATAGTACTTCACAAATATCTGGTGAAACCAATTTGGGTAAAAAAAGATTTATGATGGCTTTTAATAGATTGCCATCAAATAGAAGAACTACTAGAGTATCATCTTTAATAGTAAACCCATTGGTAGCAAATCCTTCTAATTTTATAAATGTTGATGAAACTGTAAAAGCAAAAGTAAATGAATGTGTGGGTGGAACTGAATTGTTTGGAATATCGTTAAATGATGAAGAAGCAAATGTAGGTGGAGTGACTCAAGAATTCCCATCAGGAACGGAAATTATAAAGGATGAATCTTATATACGTTTTGGTACATTGATGGAAATACTTAACCAAATTGGTATTGAGGGGTTTATGATTGGGGGAAACATTGTAAAAACACAAATAAATACAAAAACCACAGTTTGTTGTGCATTTCCAAAAATATTTAGTACTGATAAGAAAAAATTATTTATACCAAATAAAACCGCTCCTTTATTTGATTTAGTTAAAGCAGCAAATAGCCCAACCGATAATGGTGTAAGTGATAAAGCAATTGATGATTGTTCTGTGGTTAATGTAAATGATTCCGCTCGACCAATCATGTTCCCAGCGGCAGGAGAAATAGCAAATGGTGTTGCTGGTGGTAGAGTTATTGTTAGTCCTAAAGTAGATGGTACATTTGAAGCATTGAATAAAAAGAATGGCCAATGGGGATTTTTAGATGACCTTTATGTGAATTTAGATTTTGCAAAGGGAATATTAGAGACCAAAAACTTTTCTATGAGAAATGCATTATATCAAATATTAAATGGAATGTCAGCAGCCGCAGGTGGATTGTGGGATTTCCAAATAATGTCTGATGAGAATGATACTGAATTAAGAGTTGTTGATATGAATTTAACACCAACAGGTCCACAAGAACCATATCAATTCGTATTGGCTGGAGTTAATTCTATTTTTATAGATGCATCATTGGATATGGATATTGGTGGTGCAAAAATGAATCAGATAATTGGAAATAGATTAGGACAGACAATCAATGGGAGTCAAAAGGATGTTAAATCAAAAGATAAAGTAGGATTATTTACTAATAAAGAGGACCAGATTTTAAAAGAAGTAAGAAGGAGAGAAGAACCACCACCACCAAAAGATGCTACACCACCTGAAGGTCCTACTGATGAGGAACTTGAGGAAGCAAAAATCAAAAACTTACAATTGTTTTTGGATAAAGTTGGATTGATGCCCAGACCGCATTTTGATGATAAATATCCATTTGAGGCAGACTTGAAGGTAAGTACATTTACGGTCGCATACAATGACCAAGCAGTTTTTGAATTTTTCAAAAATCAAAACGATAAAACGGCAGTACAAACTGAACCGGGTGGGGTTGGTCCTATTATGCCAATTAAATTTACATTTACAATACATGGGTTAAGTGGTATTAAAAGAGGCGATAAATTCAAAGTGTTGGGGTTACCTAAAAATTACGAAACAACAGGGTTTTTCCAAGTAACATCAGTTAAACATACTATAACCGATATGTTATGGAAAACTGATGTAGAGGGAAGCTTTAGACAATCAAGATAATATGTTAGATATTAATCGATATAAAAAAATAAATAGTCCTGATGTACTTTATAATAGTATAAAGATAAAAACTCATGTGGCAACACCAACTCAAACGGATTATAAAAGAGGATATATAACAAGATATTTTATACAAAAAGCAAACGATACTGAATCAACTATATATGAAGTGGATTATATAGGGTTTAGTAAATTTATAGATAATCCATTTTATACACATGTAAATTTAAATTGGAGATTGATTGGTACTGATGAGCAAATAAAGGATTCTAATTTTAAAGCAATACGTTTATTGGCTCCAAAAATACCAAAACTTCAATTGTATCTTCCAAACTTATTACAGTTTAAGCAAAAAAATGATTTGGAAGTTTAATTATTTTTTCGTATATTTGTATTTATAAATAATGGGGATGTGATGGCATTTGATTGCAATGCGAATAGTAGTATCACACGTAGTGGGATGGGTTCTCTCACCACTTTAATCTCGGAATCAAACAATAACCGACGTAGAATTATCT